GAGAGGACTCAAACAAGGATGCCAAGTTTTGGAAAGAAACAACACTCAAAGATTATTATCTATCACCTGAAGAGGCACTCGGACTTGGTGTAATTGATTCAATCATCGAGCCAAAATTCAAGAGAGGATAATATGGAATTTTTAGTATTATTTTTAATACTTCTTCTTTTGAGTGCTGGGTATGTGATTTACAATCTTTATACCAAATACAATGAACTTGAAACTGTTGCAAAAGAAAATGTTGAATTTATACTTTCTCTTCGTTCACGAGTGTTAAGTCAACAATCTTATTTAAAGCAACTCGATAGAAAAGGTGCATTTCAATCTGATGACGAAGTTGGTTACTTCTTTAAGGAATTAAAAAAGATAATAAATGATATTGCTTTTTATCTTGACTTGGAAAAAACCCAACAGACGGAAAATGAAAATAATGTTTCAGGTACAATAGAGAGGTTCTGATGGAAGTTAAAAAGAAAAAGCAGAACGTCTACTTTACTCAAGAAACAGAAGACGCTATAAATGAGTATAATAGGTCTGAAGATCCAATAGAAAGGAATATCATTTATACAAAAAAGATACACCCTGCTTTCTATAAGTTGGCTGAGATAATGATACACAGGTTTAAATTCTATAATTTCGATGTATCACACGAAGATGTTAAACATGAAGTTGTTGCGTTTCTTCACGAAAAGTTAGGTAAGTATGATGGTGATAGTGGTTTCAAAGCATTTTCATATTTTTCAATAGTTGCTAAAAACTATCTTATTGCGGAAAATAATAAAAACTATTATCTTTACAAAAAGAGACATGCAATAGAATCTATCGATTCTGAAAGAAATATTGTAAATGAACAAATACGAAGTGAATTTGTAGATGAACAGAAAGACTTTATTGATATATTTGTAGACATAATGGAACATTTTTTACCATTGATATTCACTAAAAATAGAGACTTACAAGTTGCAGATTCTGTCCTTTATCTATTCAAGACTCGTGAAAACATAGAAAACTACAACAAAAAGGCACTTTATATCCTAATTAGAGAAAGAACCGGCATAAAAACACAGTACATAACAAACGTCATTACAAGATTCAAATTTATTTACGGTCGTCTTTATGATGCATATTCAGAAGGACAAAACATTGTAGATATGGATTGGTTTGATATACAAGACATTATTGAGGACTAACATAGTTATATTATATGGGATTTGAAACAGAAATATTTGGAAGCAAAAAGTTCTCCGACTTATTAAAAGATATTTACGAGAACCAAAAGAAGAAAGACCGTCAAATCAATCTTCTAATTGCAGATTTGAAACCACTTATTACAAATATAAGTGATGCTGCTTTACTTGTTCCTGTTATCAAAGATTATATGGAAGTATCGGTCAAGAATGATGAACATCTTGTAAAACTCGCTGCTGTTATTCAACGTATGGTTTCAAAGACGACGGAAGAAGGAAGTTCGTTCTTGACAGATGAAGAAAAGGATGCTCTTCTAAAAGAGATAAAATCAATCGGTGATTCAGTCGAGGAGGACAATTCAGTTGAACATACGCAAAACCATACTAAACGGACAGGAATATGAGGTAGTTTCTGCTGAAGTTGTTGATGTAGATTTTTCTGGTAAAGATAAAGAAAAATTATACTCAATACGATGTAAAATTATCGGTTCATTCGGTACACAGACAGGAACGAATGTAATTCAAGCGAGAGCTCTTGACGCAAATATAAAAAACATCCCAATTATTGGCGAAGTTGTGATGTTGTTGAAAGGACCAACTGCATATAACAGTTACTTTGCCACATCGCAAGAGTATTATTACACCAATCCAATATCAATACAAAGTTCAGTACACCAAAATGGATTACCCGGTGTTACAGAAATATTACCGTCAAATACTCCCAATAATACTCAAAATAGAGAAAATGCAAGAGACGGTCTACCATCAAAATCTTCAAAATTAAATCAATCGAAAAAAACAATAGACCCTGCGTTCGCAGAACGTCTTGATGTAAGACCTATACAACCTTATTCTGGTGACATAATATTGGAAGGTAGGTGGGGTCAATCTATTAGATTTGGTTCAACAATAGATGAAAGACGAGAATACCCAGTAAAACCATATTGGAAAAAAGGACAAACTGATATTGGAAATCCAATAATTGTAATATCAAACGGAACAAATCCTGGGAAAAAACAAGAAAACGAATTTATACAAGAAAATCCTGATACTGATGATTCCTCTATTTGGTTGACATCTGGTCAGGAATTAAAATTTACACCAGCATCAACATATACACCGTCAATAACTGATAAAAGTGTTGATTTGTATGTGAAGAATAAATTTGCAGGTAACCAAGTTCTTATCACATCAGATAGACTAATTTTCAATTCTAAAAAACAAGAGTTCATAGTTTTTAGTAAAGAAGGGATTGGATTATCTGCAGAAAAGGCAATATCCATAGACGGAAAACAAGTAGTTGAGATGGAATCAAAAAGAATTAACTTGGGATTGAATGCAAAATCACCAGTTCTTCTTGGTGATAGAACGATGGATTGGTTGAATGAATTATGTGGTATTATGTCCAGTTTTCTATCATCTGTAACTAAAATAACTGTACCTACAACATGGGGTCCGTCTGGTTTTCCAATTAATAATCCAAGTTTTATTGATTTGAAAATGAAGACAAAACAACTTCAACAAAAGATAGAGAAGTTACAATCGCAACTTGCATTTGTTAATGAATTTACAGATGGTCCTACGGAAGAAGCAAAGTCAAAAGAACAAGAAAGAGAACAAAAGCAAGAACAAAGAGATTCTGGTAGTGCAGAAACAAGAACAAAATCCGATCCAAATGAAACTGCTCTTTCACCAAGAGATACAAGAACAGGAACGGAATGGCAGGGTTACGCTCTATGGGATCCGAATATAAATGCGGTATACGGTGTACGTGATAAAGACTCAACAACTTGGTTCTATGATAAGGCATGGTCCGACTATATGACAAATATGACGAATGATAGTGTACCTGATAAGGTTGGCGGTGGAACTGTTCAAGGATTTAATGTTCCTCCTGAATTTGACAAGGGAACTACAACCTTTAATAGCGATTTAATGAAGTCTGTAACTTCAAAAGACACTGGTTCAATAGATGATTCAATAACTTCACCCGACCCATCTGAAGATTAATTTGGAGAAATAAATGCCAGTAACGGACAATAATAAAGATAGAGAACGTTATAAGTCAATTAGTGGTGACCCAAATCCACCATTAGATAGTCGAATAGATAATTTTGAAGACTTACTTGATGCTGCACAAGTAGATGACGATTCACTTGTTGGGGAGATACGGAATATCAGAGGTTCTGGTGAGGAAACATCAACACCCGATGGAAAAGAATCTACTTTAGGTAAAAACAAAGCAAAAAATAAAGGAACTGCTTCTTCAGTTGGTGCACCACCTGATGTATATCTTGATGCAAAAGATAGAGAAAACGCATTAAAGACACCATATACTGAAGAAGACTTGATAGAAAAAATAAAAGAAATGCCAGACCAAATGTTACCTAGATATATTAAAAGTAGAGCAGACATGATAGTTAAATCATTTGGTATAAACACTAGAGAAAAAGTTGCAAACTTTTTCGGACAGTTGGCATCAGAATCGATAAGAGGTTTGGCTGAGTATGTTTATTATTCTAAAAAAGGAATAACAAACTTGGGTAAGAAAATGTCAAACTATAGAGAAGGTGATGAAGATGAGTTTTTCTATTCTGACAATAATGTAGAAGATGGTATACCGTTTGGTATAAAAACTCCACCTTGGGAAAAAGGTGGTATGTTCGATACATATTACGGTGGCAAATATACTCCTAGAACTGATTTGGGAAATACTTTCAATAAAGAATCACTTGCAAAAAATGATGCAGGAGTAGTTGAACCAGATGAAAAAATAAATGACTATACAGTTGACCCTGGTTTTTACAAAGGTAGTCCTGAAGGTTATGCGTATCGTGGACACGGGGCAATACAAATAACAGGAAAAAACCAATACGAAAGGATGAATCAGTTTTTTGGTGTCAACGGAAAATATGAGAAAAATAATGTTGACTTTTTAGAATATCCTGAATTAGTCTCATATAATTGGAGAAGTGATTTAGGTGGCGGACGAAATGGAAAGGACCAAAATAAATTTGCGTTATTAAGTGCTCTTATGTGGTGGAATGACCATAAAGGTGTGCAAATAAATGAAGTGAGTTTAGGAACAACAACCACTATAACAAAAGCAGTAAGTAATAGTGAAAGTACGGCAAGAAATCGTCATAAAAATGTAGAAAGATATTACGACTTTTTACTTGGAGGAACTGTTGCAAAGTCATTGTATTCTAATGTGAATTATACACCAAACAATTTTAAACCAGGTGAATTAAAAACAAGAGAAGATGTACCTCAATTAAGTGGTAGACAAAAATCTTCCATTTTTGGTGAGATTGAATACAAACCTCTCGATAATGGACGTGTACAAATTCTAAATAATTTTGAACAAGATAATATAGTTTTTGTAGAAATACCACAACTGAATAAGTTTGGATATAATGGCACTAGATTCCACAAAAAAGGTGCTGAACAATTAAAGAGATTATGGGCAGAATGGCAAGAACTCGGATTACTTGACGGAATACTAACATTTAGTCCTGCAGCATTTTCTCCAAGATATTCAAAATCAAAAGGAAGTCGTTCACTTAGTAGTCATACTTGGGGTATTGCGTTCGATATAAATCAACGATGGAATGATTTGTATGAAACACCAGCTGCATTGGGTACTAAAGGTTCTGTTAGAGAACTTGTACCATCAGCTATAAAATGGGGATTTTTCTGGGGAGGTTGGTGGACTGGTACACCCGATGGTATGCACTTTGAAATTTCAAGAGTTCTTGACCCAAATACACTAAAATTTGTTTAAATATAGTTATTAGTATACAATAATTAAAGGACTATAAAAATGGATACGAAATCATTTTTAAAAGAAATCAGGTCAATTATAAGAGAAGAAATAGATTATGCTCTTGATAAACGACTAAAGAAAACACAAAAACCGGTTGAAGAAACGGTCAAACACGGAGTTTCTTTGTACAAAGAAGCACTTCAGAGTGGAATGAAAAAGAAACCGGTTCAAAAACAAACTTCAAATTCTAAATTAACAGGAATACAAGATATTCTTGAACAAACTAGAAGAAGTTTACAAGAAAGTACAAGATACGATGAAGAATTTGGTGGAACTGAAATGTCTTTTACAACAGATTCACTAAATGCTTTTGCAAGACCTTCACATGGAGCAATTCCACAAGGAGTTGACCCAAATGAATTAACACCAGAAGTGGCAAATGCCTTAACTCGTGATTATTCAGCACTTATGGCAAAAATAAACGAGAAAAAGGGAGCATAATGATTGGCTAGATTCAGACGAAAAAGTATCATTATAAATGAACCTAGTTCATCTATTGATTATTATGTAAAACCAATCGGTGTTACTATACCTTTTAATAATCCACAAGGTATATTCTTTCAAAGTTATACGAACAGGGTTCAAGTATTTTCAAATGTAAAGAATTTACTACTGACAGCCAAAGGTGAACGATACGAATTACCTGATTTTGGAACAGAGTTACGTTATATTTTGTTTGAAAACATAACTGACGAAGCTGAATTTACAGAAAAAATAAAAGGCGAAATAATTGACGCATTAACAACTTGGATTCCATATGTTGGTATAACGCAACTTGAAGTTAAGTTTAATATGACTGATGATGGGCGAGTTGCAGAACCAGACCATGCTATTGGAATATTCCTCGAACTGAAAATCGTCGGTACAAACATATATTTACCGATTCAGATATTTATATCAGATACGGGTAATTTGAGAATCCAAGAGGCACAAAACTAATGGCTGATTTAGTAAAAAAAGACATCAGGTATCTTTCACGAGATTTTCCTTCTCTTAAACAGAATCTTATAGATTTTGCAAAGAACTATTTTCCAGATACATACCAAGATTTTAATGAATCATCTCCTGGTATGATGTTTTTGGAAATGGCGGCATATGTGGGTGATGTTTTATCGTACTATACAGATACATCTTTACAAGAGTCTCTTATTTTACAAGCATCTGAACGTCAGAACATCTTAAATATTGCCCAGTCTCTCGGATATAAACCAAAAACAAATATCGCTTCTAATGTAAAATTGGATGTATTTCAAATAGTTCCGGCAATCGGTTCGGGCACATCAAATAGACCTGATTACTCTTACGCATTTGCAATAGAACCTGGAATGGTCGTT